AAAATTTTCTCCTGCTTCTACTGTTACTGCTAATGGCATATTTAAGTGTCCTTTCTAAAAAACTGTGTACTAGGTAAACCGTCTACAACAACGCTCGTTACCTTTGTGCTTCCCTTGGTGCCGTTGACCACCACCTGGGCGAACCGACCTCTCTCGTTTAAACGTAATTTGTGACTACTCTCTTGATGCAGATTGGGAAACACTCCGTTTGTCTTTGGCCTAAAATCTCCGATAACCGCATAGTCCTGTCGGTACGGAGTATTAAAATCATCATTGACGTTTGTTGTGTCGTAATCAGCGGCATAAAACGGTTTGTAATACTTTGTTCGATCAAACGTGACCGACTTCACCGATACCGTTTCCTTTGCCCCATCAACGGTTGCCTCGGTGTTAAAATGACTATCCAACGTCTGAACATTGACTCTAGCTTCATGCCAATGTTTACGATCCGTGGTTTTTAGGTTGTAGCCTCTGGTAACGAGTTTATCTACAATTACACTTTGGTTTAACTGATTCCCGCTTATTAGTTCATCAGTTAAACCACCTAACTCTCCATCATCGTACAACCCAATGGCACCGTCATAATTTAAATAACAAAGCCTTTGTTTCCCCCAAACCGTGACCTTTACCCATTCCTTTACTCCGACAAGCGTGTCATATCCTGACCATGCTTTATTAAGAAAATCATATACAAGCACCGCATTATTGTTTCCGTCTGCGGAATCATCCAAACAAACGGAAAGATAATAACGGTTATTGATAAACGCGGCGGTGGCGTTGTCTGACTTGTCCCAGTTGACGCGATCAATTAACGGCTGGATCGGATCGGAAAGAGGAACATCTACCCCCTGCACCGCACCACTCTCTGTAATCTGCAAACTACAAACACCGCGCTGATCGGAAAGAAACCATACATCTCGCCCTACGCTGACAATCGATTTTGGAGAAGCACACCCATAAGAACTCGTTAACTGATCCAATACCAGATCACCGAGATTGCCGTAAATGTTCCTTACGGCAAAAATGGATTGCTCTTTAAAGCACAATACAGTCGTGCGATCGAACTTGTGCAGGGCAACCAATTTATCGGCACTCCCTTGATTTATGCGAAACGATGCGAGAACAGGCTGATAGCGAGTTGGATTTAAAAAATCACTACAACTCACAAGATCACGCGAATGAGGAACGAGCATACGATTCTGAAAATAGATTGCTCCGTAGCCGGTGTTAGGTATTGGCTCAAGCCCGGTTCCATCTTCGTTTTCTTCTAAATCTTCATCTGTTTCTGCTGGGGCGATCTCTTTAAAACCCGCATCCAAATCATCCATGATGTAAGGTTCTTTATCATCACCTCGAAACATTAAAAGATTCTGGAACGCTTGAACAAAATTGACCGGCCCATCGGGATGCAGACCATTTAGCTTAAATGCCATCATTCCCTCTCGCGTGGCGTAAACCCCGTCACTTGCGGCAACGATCAAATACTCGATGCTGTTAGGATCGGAAAAAACACCAACCCCATACACCGTCCCAAAAGAAAACACACGTTGCCCCGTAAGCTCCGTCCAACCGGAATTAACATTACCGGAACCATCTAACGGGGCGATTACCGTTCCCGCGTTTGCAGAGTTTCTTTGGAAGTATGGGCCTTTATCCTTGTTACTAATCGGGCCTTGAGTCGCGTTTATTTGAACATTAGCCGGTTCAGAAACGGACACATTTGAAATCTTACCAACAAAGGTTGCGTTAGCTTGAAGCAACAATCTCTGTGGCTGCGAACCGACAGAAGTAACAATGCACTCATGGGTGCCAACTGTTGTAAATGTCGGCCTTGAAGTCTGATCGTGACCGACAAAAACTTTTATGCTGCCGGTGTTGTTAATTTCATCAATTGTAAATTTGACAAAATAAACGTGCCCTACGGTTGCTCCGAAATCTTGGTACAGATTTGAAGAATCACTCTGTACCGCAGTAGTAATGACTGCTTGGTTTCCCGTTATTGTCCAGCCGGTGCCTTTAGTCCAAACAGAGTCAGTAGCAAAATTACCGTTTGTAATTCCAGTTGCGACAAAGGAATCTACCCCCCAAGTTTCTCCTGCCGATTCACAAGCTGTTTGGTTATTGTATGAATCATCGCTACATACCCATCTACGCTTTTTACCACTATACCTAACGATCTCATTTGCGGCGTAAACTTTATGGTCGTAGTCTGCTCCTGCCTTATTTCCCCAAGGCATGATGACTACACCGGGGCGCGTTTGAGCCGATCCGTTTACGAATCGTTTATTTTTTGCTTCTGATGCTATTCCCGGCGAAAGAAGGGCAGGATCGAGCCTCATGTTGACTCCTAAAAAACCTTGATCCCCGTCTGATATGTATTCTGGCATTACCTTCTTTCCAATTCATATTCATACTCTGCGAGCTTATTCAGCACTTCCTCTGTGAACCGTGGGGCATGAAACGCTGCCCTCGGAAACTCCGGGTGCTTCAGAAATTGCTCCACCGAATTTAGCTTCGTCTGTTTGCACCCCAACGACATACTGAGAATCACGAACAGCAGTAGCAATGAGTGTTTTCTTATGCTCCCACCGTTCCTTTGCATTTTGCTCTTTTATAGTTTGGTGCAACTTTTCAAATAGCTTTAGCAAGCTAGGAAAAGCATTTATCAAGGTCGCTATAGCCTTGATGACACCCATTATTCACTCGCTGCTTTTTCCGCTTTCTTAACACCGTGGCGTAGGAAGATCGCGAGGATCGAAGTTACTCCGATGTTAAGCGCAGCACTCAGTTCGATCTCCCCACTCATGTATGCCCCAGCCGCCGATAAAATTGCCGCTACTGCTGTAAGCACGGTTTTTGACTTTACCATAACTTTCTACCTCCTTTTTTCTTTTTAGGTTTATTGTAGTTCATAAATTTTTAACTGCTGAAACAGGGGGGCTACTGCCCCCCTGCATCAGCATCAACAACTTCCTCGTTGTCCTCCAGTACACCAGCACTAGATTCTGGCTGTTTTTCTAGGTACTCCAATAAGGTTTGCGCACTTTGTCTTGCTTGCTCATGCGCATCCGCTGGGATTGCTGCTTGTCGCGTAATTGCGTACAAACTTTGTAGGGATTGTTTTAGCTGATCGATTGTCATTTTCTTTTTAGTATGAACCGTCAATTTTGACTTCCACTTGATTGGATTGCCCTTCCTGACGTTCAAATTTATCCACCAAAGCAATTAATGCTTTTTCTGCCATACCGTGTTGCGCGCCTCCTAGTGCCTCTCTTTCATCTGAAAACAAAAGATCAGCCGCAGCGGAATGCGTTAAGTATTTTTGAAAATCTCTCGGAATATTAATGATGCCCCAATCAGCCGTTCCGTCACTTGGATCGTTGCTGCTTGATGAAGTATGATCCGTCTTGGCTTCGTACAGATCAAAATCAGCACCCGTTGCCGGATACCGAACCACATCCCCTATCTTGTAACTATTACTGGCAACCCAAGTGTGGTAAAAAATGTTTGGAACTATCTGCCGATATTGAATGTAAACAATATTTGGCCCATCAATGACTTGGATTCCGTTTTGGCTTTGACTGAAGTTCTCCTTTTCCGCTTTTTTATTGGCGCGCGGATCGTCATCCCAAACAGACAAAACATCTCCTATTTTGCTCTCCCCTGCCTGTTCCCAAGCCACATATTTGTCCAACGCAGTTAACTTACCCCACCTATTATTATTGCCTGTGGCGGTGGGCAACAAAGTGCCACTGGAAGTGTGTGCTGTGTGACAGGCATAAAATAAACCGTCAGAAGCGTATTCAACAATATCACCCACAACATAAGCCGCCCCGGCCACCCACGGATCGGCAGCGTAGGATTGCTTGGATTCAGCCCAATGCGTTGTAAGTGTTGGCACATTGCCATTAGTTGCTTTTAGCGCCTGATAATATTTTTTTTCTGTAGGGTAATACACTTCATTCCCGGCAACATAATTTGCCGTGGCGCTGTAAAGTGCTCGGTAATACCGCTTTTCCGTCTTGATCAAATCCGGCCAAGCGTAAAACTCCCAAATTTGTTTAAGGCGAGAATCCAGATACGTTTTAATGGCATCAGAATCATCGCCACTTAATTCTTCATAAACCCGCTGGCAATAGGAAACAATCCGGCGAACCAGATCGCTATATTTTATGATTTCCAAGGTGTCATCTCCTTATTGTCTTTAAGCATCCGCTTCACATTGGAATCACATTTCCAAAAATCGGGATCTTCCTGCTGCCAACGAAACCATGTTCGCGCATCACAAACCCCTTCAAGCCACAACTCTGCTTTTTTGTTTTGTTGAAAATTTTTGTATCGTTGAAATATTGATCCTGCGCGGCGCCGATACTTCGCCTTTTCCATATTTACGTATTCACGATATATTTCTGGATCACGTAAAGCCCGGTCAGCACGGGCGGCTTCCCGCCCGTGCTTTCCGAACTTTGGAATGAGAATTTGCCCCGGCATTAAGCCTGAACATCGCGCCTATCAGCCGCCCTATTGACGCTGATCCAGATACGCGCTTCTCCTGCTGTTGTAACACTTACATTATCTGTAGTGCTTATCAATTTAGCAGTAACGTACTTGCTAGTATCATCCTCCTCATAACGACCAGCAACAGCATTTGTTCCAGCACCCAATAGGTAAACTGAATTTGCCGCTGCTTCTACGTTTTGACCGTCCAACAATTTGTCAACGTGATCAGTTACACCAAGGTCAATTGAAGTTCCTGTTGCTGCGTGATCAAAAGGAGTAACGATTTCCAAGATGGCATCTTCAACAATGTCACCTTTAGCTAATCCAAACAGATTAATCGTTTCTGATGTTGCGGCGGCAGTAAAATCTCCATGCAACAAAACGATACAATCTGTGTACCCTTTGGGGTTATTGGCTCGCTCTTGGTTAGTTAATCTATAATGTCTCATATATTTCTTTTAACCTCCGTATTAAGCACCATTGTCAATTGCCGCTAATCCTTTTGGATTTTTACAGCAAAGCGAATAGATCGTCTTGGCGTAGCCTCGCGGCCCACCACCTTCGTCGTCCATGTTCACGGCGTGTAAGCCTTCCATGTACTGTAGTTCAAGCAGATCAAGATCAAGAACGAGTCCTGCTTCTGTTTTGAAGTTTGTTCCATCGTGATCAAGGAACACGGACGGAATCACGTTCACACGACCAAAACTGGAATTAAAAATCTTAATTTCCAGATTGATTGTCTTGGCGGCGGCGCTGTCGTTAATTGTATAACGACGAGTATTTGACTCTGGCTCTATGCGAGTGAAGTTATCAATCTTCTCAACCACTTCCGGCCCAAAAACACCCATGTAGGTTTTCTTGGCAGAATGTGTTTGATAGAGGGATTGCAACACACCGTTTAGATCGTTTTCAGTCAGGTTTCCACTCGCATTGATGTCCTGCGCTTCTGGGGTGCGATATTCAGTTGGAATATCACCAGCAGCAGTACGGTTAGCCAACGTGTCACCTGTTGCAGCATCCCGACCACTTGCCGTCCACTTAAACAACCCACGGGTTTTCCAAGCGTCAGCACCGTTGCCAGCCTGTCGATCATTGTTGGAGCAGATAGTTGCTTCAATGTCGCGCTTCATTTCACGAAGCGTTTTCATTTTAGCGTAGTCGTACTCATTAGATACCGCTGCGGTATCCACCAACATCTGAACATCGCTCACACCAAAATCACGGGTCGCAATTTGGATGTAGTTACCGAATCTCTGACGTTTTACCGCTTTATTGGAAAACGTCCCAATGTCCTTGCCTTCTGGCTGCCCTGCTGTACTTGGGGCGGCCAGTTCATCAGCCAACACTTCTGTAAAGGTGGCTTTTGGCCCCGGCCCTTTACGCATGGCAGAGACAACGGGAGTTTGTTCCGGTTCTAAAATTGTTAGAACGTCACGTAAATCTTCCCTGTTACCACCAGTTGTAGAAGGCGAGCCATAACTATTTGCTCCTGCCATAGTTAATTATCTCCTTATGCCGCTCTCGCGGCCGACTTTGCTCTGAGCAGTTGTAAAACTGCATCTGGACTACCATTGGAATCAGCAACCGCTTGTTCAGCTTGAGACAACGCTTTGCCTGTTCCGGCAGAATTTGCCGGGGGCGGGGCGCTGGATGGGCTTGTCACCTTTGTCGGTGAAGCGGATTTGGAAACCTTCTTGGGTTTTGGTTTGGACGGGGGCGCGTCAGCAGTTAACTCTTGGTTATAAACCTCAAGTCCTTTGTAAAACACTCCCACTAATTGTTTATAATTAGGAAAGCGTTTTAGTTCCGGCATTTGACGTAATATATCCTGATACTGCGCGTATTGATCGCTGGAAGATTCGTTCCAAGCCGGAAAGTGATTGGAAACCATTCCATCCATTTTGGAATGATCAGCCAACCATTGTTCACGCCTTGGGATTTCCTCATCTAGCATATCTTCTGCGTAGTTAAGAAGTTGCTCTGCCTGATCGCTGTCGTATTCAACCGTCTTTCCGTCAGGTAGCTCATATTCACCCCCATCAGGATTTCTGGTTGCCCAGCGTTTCATGGCTCGAAATTGCTTTGTTTGATTCGTCAATTCACGCTGAGTCATTACACCGGCAAGTGGATCACTTGCCGCTAAACGATCTGTGCCTTGCTTATCGAGCAATTCCTGCAACTTTGAGTTCTCCTGCTCAACTTTCGATAAACGAGTTTCTACCTCTCGGCGTTGTTCTTCGGCTAACTTCTTTTGTGATGTTAGCTTTCCGATTCGTTTATTGATTGCCGCCTGAGTCCGATCCTCCGATTCTTCAGCTTCCTCCCCTTCATCCGCGTCCTGCGCGTCCGGTTCATCGTCTGCCTCCTCAATCGGGGATTCCTCTGCCCCTTCTGAATTTTCCTCTAATACTTCATTTTCTGGTTCTTCAGATACATCCGGCTCGGTCTGCTCTTGTACCTCGCCAGTTTCCGATTGGGCCTGACGTTCCTTTAACATCGCCCCAAGACCCTCAAGGGTGACGTTATCCGCGTCATTAACGGCTGACGGTTGGCTCTCCTGTTGTTCTGCAACTGTGCTCATGCTTTTAACCTTGCAAGTCGGTAACATTGGTTAATTTGGGATAACCAAAGAAAAACCCGATCCGCAGAATGAATCGGGTCAGAACAACAAAATCAAACGTGTGATTTTGTTTTTAAGAGGTTTAAGAGGATTACCGGGTTTTTAGGTGAATTTAGTTATCATCATCTTCTGCAAGTTGTTTATAAAATATTTCAGACAATCTGCATTCTACTGAAATAATTCCATTAATCGTTCCAAGCGCATGATTTTGTTGGCCCGGTAAATCTGCATATTTAGGCGCAGATGACCAATCGATTTGCTCGTTTCGCATTGTATCTAATAAAGCAAAGACGGCACTAAATCGGTGATCTAGCATCAACGACTTAACATCCTGCTCCATTAACTCCAAATTGTTAGTATATTGGTGTTTTAACTCTTTTACGGGTACTTCGTTCATATTTCCTCGTTTCCTGATGCTTTCATTAGTTTTTTTAGACTTTCCCTAGTATAAAAGCGCCATCCTTTGTTTAGACGGTGCATATCAATTACTTGTTTTTCTCCTAAAACAGCCAATTGTTCACGGGTTAACCCGGTGACTTCAGCCGCTTGCCCAGCCCTAACTAACAAGGGTAACTCATTAATAGTCATAAAAAATCGCGTCATTTGCAGGGGAAAACCCTCCAGATGTGGCAAAGGTTTGATTATCCACGTATTCGATCCCTCTTTTAAAAAGATACCGATCTGGATCAACCACATCTTTTAGCGCCCCCTTTTGTCCATCCATGCCGGTGTATTCCGCATAGGCATAGATACTTTGCTCACACTCACTACTAATAAAAAACTTGGGATGATTCATTGCACTAACCGGCTGAGAATCGTCGTAATCGAGCATATCGTTCAATACCATGATTCCATCTTCCACATCCCCGCCCGGGCCGGGATACCAGATATAACTTGGCCCGACTAAATTACCTTCTGGATCAAATTGCTCCTCCTCCATCATGCTAATGATGCTTTGACCCTGCTTGACGTTAGGAACTTCGGCGCCGCCGCCGCGAGGATCGATTACCCGTTCAAATATCTCCTCATCCCCCTCTAGTTTTTTCAGTAATTTTTTGTACCCAATAATGGATAAGCCCAAACTGGTTTGCGCACTTCCCGGTTTACCGTCTGGTTTATCTGATGGTAGCGCCCATTCCCCGTATGTTTTTCGATCCGGCCACTCCCGATAAAGAAACACACGATTGAGATCATCGATGATGTACCATTTTAAAAACCAGTTTTTACTGCCCCCCGGATCACAACTGCAATATCGAGTTCCCGTGGTGGGAATATCCTCCGGTTTAACCACATGGACATTCTCGTTAAATTTAGGAAACGCTTTGCCCTCCAGGCGTTCAGCCCAACCGTAGGCACGAATTTTAATTTCCTCGGTTGTTTTGCCGCCCAGCATTTTTACGATATTCTTATATCCCCCAAAAGGATTCCAAATTGAATGAAAACAAATGATGGCAGCACTACGACTTCTCGCCTCCAGAATGTAAGGCATTTCTCCAGCCTTACATCCCGGCACATGAATCCGATCCCCTTCCAATAGTTCAGCCGGGCGGCTCTCCACAACACGCGCGCCAGCCAAGTATTCTTTCACCGTCATCGTGTAGCCTTTAACGGGAGTAAAGGTAATCAGCAGTTTTCCGCTGCGAGTGACAATGCGGTATCGAAGGGTTTTAACTAATTCATAACCGATAAGCTCATCAGCCCAGATCAGGTCTAATTCCCCTCCCTCAAACACCTTCTCATCCATCGAATAATTAAGGAAACGGGTGCGACTTCCGTTTGGTAGAATAAAAACCTGATCTGCAAATCCTCCCTTATCCGTCCACCGGACGTTGGTGGTTTGGCCCACTTTCCCAATGTTTCGCCATTCGGGAGGCAGATAGCGCCTGACAACAGGCTGTTGCATTTCGATGCTACTGGGCAATGTCGAGTGAAGGCACCAGACGTTTTTACTACCGCCTTCAGATAAGGTTTTGGCTGTTTTGTAGGCTGCGTATTCAGTCTTACCGCTACGGTTGCCGCCTAACACCAAGACTTCTTCGTAATTTTCCAATAACGTATCACAATCATCCCACGATTGTAACCGCACTCCATACGACAGCGGATCATGTTTTACCCGCGCGATTGTAGCCTCACGTTTATCCAGAAATTGCTTTAAAAAGGTGTACCCTTTTTCCTGCGCAATTTGCACCATCTCCGAATTGGTTAATTTCGGAATCGTGGGATAATCAGTCTGGATGTACTCAATCTGCATCTTGTTCTACATCAATTACGTTCGCCTCTTTTTCCTGTACCTCCATCTTAACTTTTTCCATCCAATCCTTAAATTCGTCTGCCCCCATTTCTTGACGGGTTTCAACGATGTGCGTGGGGCGTCCTTCCAACTTTCCAAGATGGTCTGATAAAATGCCATATACTATGCCCTTGTCTCGCGCTGGCAAATCACCGCGTTCCAAGGCTTCAATTAATCCATCGATTGCAACTCTATGGGCGTACCTTGTTTTTACTAAAAGCCGTTGTGTATAGGCTTCCAAGCGCCCGTCATCCTCGGCTCGACGTTCCAGCGCCGCCACCGTGTTCCGACTGACTCCGCACAACTTGGCGATTTTTTTGTGAGTCATATCGGGTTGAGCCAACAGTTCCAACATAAGGTCTACCTTTTCCTTGTTGCGCTCAATGATTGCCCCACTAAATTCACCCGGCTTCGCATCATAAGCCTTGAGCATTGCTTTGGTCGTATCCTGCACTTCTGCAAGATCGAACATCTCAGACTGCCCAACGCTTACCTGACTGATTGGGTTATCTTGAGTTTTTAGGTTTTCCTGCTTTTGAACCATAATTGTAACCATGCGTGGTATTGTTTATTCCGCGCTTGGCCCAAAACTTTTCGGCTCCTGCATCTATTGCATCTTTGGAGCCTTCAATATGCTGTGTTCCTATTTCACCAACCGGATCAGCTTCGTGGACATTTACCCTAGTTTTCCCTGCAAATGTTTTAACCTTTGCCATTTCTCGTCCAATCTTTGACTTTTTTTTTGAATGTATAGGGATCGTGAACAATTTGTTTTTGCACCGATTTAGAAAGGTCGCTCAAAGTATCTCCACGTTTCATCAGTTTATTTGCGTATAGATATTCCAAGATATTCCATTCCTCAGTCGGATCACCCGCGCAACAGGCAAATATTTGTTTTACCTCCCTAACCGTTAAACTCATTTAGTGTTTCGCGGCACAAACCACCATTTCTGCACGTTTACCTTGAGTTTACTCACCTTGGTATCCCCCCGCATAAACACGTTTTCCTTGAGTGGGCCACCAACCATAATCAGATCCCCTTTCTTAAAGGTGTTACTGATCTGATCCGCTACTTCATTCCAGCCATAACATTCAACCCAGTTCGGGTCTTTATCTTTGCCTTCTGGAACCGCAATGCTGAAGTTAACAACAGTTGACGTAGCTAGTTCTTTTTTCTCAGGATCACTCCCAAGCCTTCCTATTCCTGTGTACCAGTTCATAAATTTTTTATCTTATTCCTGACATTAGAAAAAGTATGATGAAAACCGTTGAGGCAACAAAACACCAAAACCACACTTCTTCCTTTGTCCATTTCATTAAATGTAAGTATCTGGATACTCGACCGCATCCACCCTTGAATACAGATCACCCACCAATGCCGGGCCTAAATAACGATATTCATACTTATACTTATCGTCATAATCGATTTCTCTAGTATGAAATTTTTGGTGATAACCTTCTCTTTTTCTATGAAACAACTCACTTCGATACGTGTTAAAAAAATGTTGAGGATGATGTTTTTTTAACCATTTCTCGTATCTTTCCTGTTGCCTTCCATTCATTTTGCGTGTCCTTCCTCGATTGCAATTTCTTCATCTGATCTGTGATGTTCGTAAAACCTGACGCAATCCTTCTTAAATCTAAATTCGGCATGACCTGATGGGCCTCCACGTTGCTTTAGCACCAACAGATCAACGCGGGTTTCGTACTTACTCCAATGCCGTTGCTGCTGCGCGGTTTCCTCAGTTTCCGGTAATGGGTACAACGCGCATACCATGTCTGCATCCTGCTCAATTTGCCCAGACTCACGCAGATCGGCCAAAGACGGCTTTTGCATTTTGCTCTGTGCTGTATTTCGATTTAACTGAGCACACGCAATGACCGGGACATCCAACTCCTTTGCCATTTGCTTGATTCCCCGGCTCACACTCGCCACCTCCTGCTCGCGGGAATACTGCCTGTTTTTTCCCTCCTCCCCTTTTGCCAACTGCAAATAATCCACCACAATTAAACCTAGTGATCCTATATTTAGGTTTGCTTGCCTTGCCCTTCTGCGAACTTCATCAATACCCAGAGCCGGGCGCTGATCGATATACATGGGAATTCCTTCCATTATTTGCATGGTGTCAGATATATCCGGCAAGGCTTCCCCATCCGAAAACCCGGTTCTCCATTGCTGCATATCCTGTTCAGCCTCCGCAAATACCACTCGGCGCGCCAATTCCAAGGCACTCATTTCCATGCTAAAAATCAGCACCGGCATAGGATCAACTTCCTGCATACTGCCATTTGGCCCCGTTGCCCGGCCCAATGCCACGTTGGCCGCCACATTCATTCCAAAAGCCGTTTTTCCCTCGCCCGGCCTACCGCAAACCACGATCATTTCCCCGCCGCGCATCCCACAACATAATTTATCGAGATAACCGTATCCGGTAGATATGCCAGTCATTTGCGCCCCACCGCGCGAATAATTCTCTAACTGCTCTTGGATTACGGGCAGCAGTTCGGAGAGTTTGTATAATTCTTTTTGCTGGGAAACATGGTTTATATCCATTAATTCCGCTTCAAACTGACCCAGCAGTTTTTTTACGTTATCCGTTTCGGCGCCAATTTTTTCGATATATTTGGTAAATAAAGCTCCGGCTTTTCGTGCCATGTAAGCACTTTCAGCCTCGTCCATATAAAACGGTAAATTCTCATCGGACGGGACAATATCCTCCAATGACATCATAAACGGAACCCACCCTTCTTCCGGTGTGGTTTCGGTTTCATCAGTCCGTTTTTTCAGCACCATAGACACTTGCAGCAAATCAACTGCGGTGCCTCCATCGATGACCTCAAGTAGTGCCATCCAGACCTTACGATGATGTGGATGGGTAAACAGTTCGACGGCATTGGATGCAAACGCATCGAATACCTCAAAAACTCGGATTTGCGGTTTTAATAGGCAGCAACCCAGAACTCCGCGTTCTGCCTCCATGTTTGTGGTTGTTTCTAGTATTTTCATTAACTTGCTAACTGCAAAAGTTCAGCGTCCATTTTTTTTTGTATTTTTTTGCCCAAAGCATCTAATTCCCAATAGGCCAATCTGTCTGGATGATCTCTTTCAACGGCATTGGGAATATCAGGATTACCGGGGTGTTCTTTCTTTCTGTGATATAGCTTCTTTAGTTCAATATCCAAAATTTTAAGTAAAGCAGTACCGTTCATTCCGTTAGTTCCGTTCTTATATAGGGGGATGGACATGGTGTCCTTCTGGATGGACATGGTGTCCTTCTGGATGGACATGGTGTCCTTCTGGATGGACATGGTGTCCTTTTCAGCAAGCTCCGTTTCTTTCCCTAAATTTATAAAATAATGATCGTATTCGATTCTCTTGAGGTAATTCTTTTCTAGTAAAAGATTTCTTTTGCGGCTGATCGATCTATCGTTCATTCCGGTCATCCGGCGTAAGGTCAAACGACTAGCGTACACCTCTCCGTTAGCGGAAAGGTGGCACATTGCCACAAGTAGCAGTTTGGCTGTTGGATCATCCAACGGCAGCGCAAACGCTTCCTTTTCCAGCTTTAGACTCATGTTGTAGCCATGCTGGACGTATATGCGCGCCCTTCTGCAACTTGAACTCCCAGAGCCGTCCCTGTGCGTCTACCAGATGCACCTTGACCTTTTGGTCTAGGTTCACCTTGCACCACCGCCATCGTCTTTTTTTGATGCGATGATAAATCAGACGATTCAACGCCTTGAGAGAAGTTTTTCTCCACTCTTTTTTCACCATTTACCCGGCCAACGAGGTAAGGCGCGCGCGATCCTCCACGCGCTGCCGTCCCTGACTGCCGGAAAGCGCATCGGCTCTCCCTTGGCATCAGTTGGTCGGAAATTCTTGCTGGTGCGAACCCGAACAGTAACCAATTCGCCAGACTCACGTTTGGCTTGGATTACCCTGTCATTAGTGAAACCACCCCGCACAAAAACCAATTCTTCCCGGCCAGAGTCAGAATCAGCTTCATGCAGGGTGGTTAACTCGTTTTCGGGGGGATTGACCCCCAAAATATTCATTAGGCGCTCTGCCCCTTGTTGTGTGTAAACAATGGTGCGCCCCTTTTTTTCCCAATCATTTCCCTCTTTTAATGAATGATTACGGTGATCTTTGATAATTAAACGAGAAACCCCGATTTTTTTTGCTAAATCAGACTCATTTATCGGTTGAAATTTGGGTTTCATCATTTGGAGTAAAATGTGTTCAATTTTTTTTAATGGAGTGTGCGACCCATAAACAATCATGTGGCATTTTTTTTTTAAATTTTGGTAAAGTAAATGGCGATCAATGAAGGGAACAACTTACATACGCTTTTATACTCAAACCCTTGTGTTATCTTAATAAACATCTGTACCATTTACTTTACCGCTTGAGAGCAACCACTCTCTCAAGTCCCCTTTTGTGGGAATTTTTCTGAGTGTAAATCCATATACACTCGCATAGGCGCGAGAAAACAAAGACCCCCCCCCCCGCCGCGCGCGTGACAAAAGTTTGGCCGGAACATAATTGCCGGGCCGGGCTGGGATCGCCGGGACGCAACCGGGACGCGATCCGGCAAAATGGCGCTTTTTGTTAGGGTTTTTGGCTGTTTTCAAGTGGTTCGCCGCCAATAGCTCTAGCAGATCAAATAAAAAGCCAGATTGATCCGCCCTTTTGGCGCTTTCGCCCGGCAGATCAGAACCATCGCCGCCCTGATTTCTCTTTTTATGTGCTCTATGTGGAAAGCGTCCCCGCCGATCTGAATCAGAAGTATTCCAACAACTATGATAAGAGCGCCGGGGGGCGGCGGCTTGGCTGGGATCGGCGGGGCAAATCAAAATCATGCGGCAACCCTCCGCTTGGCCAGCCATGCTTCGATTGATCGCATCGATACGTGCGAAAGGCCGGAATGGATTTTGTACCCTTCCAACTCTCCGGCTTTGACTAGCTCGCGAATATAGGACGGCGAGAGGTCGAGGATCGCAGCGGCATTCTTAACCCGAACGGATAACCGTCGAGCCGCTGGCTTGGGTTCTGGTGTAGTGGTTGTATCGGACACGGGGTTGATCCTCCAAAAAAACGAAAAAAGGCCAAGCGGTTTTTGCGATACGTTTGCCCCGCCGAACCTCACCACCTGGACAAGGTCAAATGATTTGCCCGTTTTTATTGGTGTTTTTGCCCGTTTCTTTCTCGTTATCGCGTCAAAATATCAAAAAAAAAAAATGTCCCGCGATACATATTGCGTATTGCAAGTGCCTAGCCGCTTGGGCATAAATTGCGCCGTTCGCGATACGATTAGCGTATCGCGTTGACTCAAATAATAATGATAATACAAGAGAGATACACGGTGGATCGGGCCAAGTTATATGGTCACGATGTTATTCGGATCAATATGCCAGACGGTCGAGCTTTTAGCTTCGGCAAAGAAAAAGCCAAGGCAATCGTGGCTTGCATTGACCAGATCAAACAGATCGCCCAACCTAAACCAAAAGCGAAAAAGCGCCGCGCCTCGGATGCTGTCGCCTCGGATCATTTCAAGCGGATGTTTGCGGAGGTAGGCCAATGAGAAAACGACTCCAACGCCAGATCGTGCGCGCGGTGATCGATGCCGACAATCGTTTTCAGCTACCGAAAAAATGGCGGCGCGCTACGATTGAAACCGCGCTCCGTAAATTTAACCGGCGCAGGATGCGCAACGGTGCGGAATATCCCGCGATTCATCCGGCAAGCCCAAGCGGCGCGCACCGGATCGATCTTCAACCGGGTTACTGGAAAGGGGGCGAGAAATGAGCGCCTTTCTAGTTGATCCCGAACATATTCGGCAGCTTGTCAATTTTCGCTGGAACGGTTGCCAACATTATCGGCGCCACGTTCAACTCACGGACGGTAACGGGTCAAACATTTATCGAATGCAGCACCACGCTGACGGGATAACGCTTGGCCGGGCAAACCTTGCGAGCATTGCCGCGCGATACCCCGACGATGAGAAACAATATCGCCACAGGGATCATCAACGCGAAAATGATTTCCTTTTTGAATGTGGACGCCCAACGACATTCGACAGAAATTTAACGCTTGGAGACATCGCATCAATGCTGGCTTGTTTCACCTATCAATCCTGCGAGTACAAAGAATGGGAAACCTCGCACGCCAAAAAATGGTGCGACGATTTGCGCGATGAAATATGCCGGTGCATCCGCGAGGTCGCCCGGCCCACAAAGTTAGCAAACGGGGCATCTGAACCATATTGGGACTACAGCGAAAAACGGCGCGACGAAAGGCGATTTGCCGCCGCCGCATTTCAGCAGGAATACAAAGAAACCGCGCTTGCTTTACAAGGGGGGGCGCGATGAGCGAAATAAACATTCCTGATTGGCTCGCATTGGATGCAAACGGCAAGCGACGGCGCATGATGTCGCTTGATGAAAATCAAAAAAATGAGTTTCAAGCGTTAGTTTACCAGCACCCTTTTAAACTGATCGCGGCAGAAGCCGGGCTTACGTTGGATGCCTTGCATAAAAAGTGCCGCCGCTTCGGTATTGTAAAGCCCAGCCGCGCGGGTTGGTTTACACCGCCGCCGACAAATTCTAGCGGGTACGTAATCGCACCATTTGACGCGCCTTCTGATGAGCCAGAAGCGCCCGAAAAGGAATGGGGGTTGGAGTTGAAATTTTTCAAATTCAAACTGCTGTTGATTTTGCGAAAGGTTTTAAAATGAGCGACTTGATCGACATCGACAAATCTGATTTGGTCTATTGCTCAATTGATCGGGATAATTGGCTCGCCCATATTTGGGGCGAGCCAACCCCTTGGCAAAATATGCATTGGCTTGATCATATCGCGCCGGGCGATTGGCTCACCGATACAAGCGTTGATATTGCCGCCGCGATCACCGAGCGGATGGGCAAAAAATACGAGGCGGAAGAAATCTTAAACACTTGCAATTGGGAAAACGATTTTGATTATGGTTTTATTTATTCCGTGATCAAACCAGACGCCGCAGATTGTTGCTACTACGGGCGGGAATTATATTTGGCAGTTGAACCCCACAACGGGGGCGATCCGCGCGGGAACTATGGTTTGACTCGCCTCTACGGGCCAATTGATGCCCCGGCAGAACGGGGTTTCTGGGATCATCAAATCGGCTGGAACGTCACCGATCTCTCCGGCGAAATTTTGACGGAGGAACGGGACGCCGGGACTGTCGGTTGGTCTGCTAATCCAACCAACGCGCTCGCGCGTTATTTTGTCACTCGAAACGGTCACGACATTGTGACGCGGTGGAGTGATAAGCTCGGAGGATTCATGGCGCGCACGTTGACCGGGAAAACGGCGATTCTCAAACCGGAAGTTACGGGCCAATATTGCTGATGAATAAACCGAAAAAAATCTGGATTTGCAACGCTTGCGACAGTCGGCAAATCATGGCGCACGGCATGATGTCTTGGGATGTTGATGCTCAAGAATGGATCGCTTACGATCAAGAATCTTATTCTTGCGGTGAGTGTTTTTCAGACGATGTGAAACAAATTG